CAAATGCTTCAGATGATTATTTTTTATTGAAGAGACCTCTCTCTTTAATCCTGTGATATATCCATATAAGGATATTAAGTGTTCGCTAGTTGTTTTGGGTTGTTTAGCCATTATTTTTCTCTAGGGTTTGGTTTAAAAGCGTCTTCAGCTGTGCCAAATATTGCACTTGTTAAACCAGGTATTACTCCTAAATCTTTAATATTATCACCAACAGTTTGATCAAATATAAAATCTATATCCATTGATGCTAAATTATCTACAACAGCTTTTAAATATTGATTCTCTATTGAAATAATATTATCTATCATTTCTTTTTTAGTTTCTCCATCTATATTTAAATCAGCTATTGTGTTTCTTTCTCTTCTTAATTCATTTAAATATTGCTGACCTTCATTCAAAATATCTGATATATTTGAAAACTCAATTACTTCAGGCTCAACACCAGCTTTAAAACCTTCTTTTTGTTTTTCTAAAACTCTACCAAATAATCCAATTAAATATCCTTCATTTCTTTTTTCTAAATCCATTTGTGACATATCAATTTGTTTTAATTGTTTTGCTCTATTTATAAGTTTATTCCACTGTTTATGATACTCAGAATTTTTTATAGGTGCAGCTATTTTAAATCTTCTAGATACTATACTAAAAGCATTTGTAATACTTGAAAAATCTGCTTGATCTTCTCTTTTTGCTACTCTCTCACCTTTTAATTCACCACGACTAAATTGATTTTCTAATATGTCAAATGGATATTGTGCAATACCTGTAAACAAAGCACCTATTAAATAATCAGTTTCTATAGGCGATATTGGTGATGGTTTAACACCACCTTCAGGTGTTCTAGTAATAAATGCTGCAAGATTTGATGCAAAATTTGATACTTTTATAGCTATCTGCCTTGTAGATGGCCTTGCTTTTAATTCATCTAATCTTTGTAATTCGTATCTACCTATAACAGGAGCGCCTGAATATAAATTTTTATTAGCCATTAATTCTACAAAAGGTCTTACACCTGCTGGTATAGGTGTTCCAGGCATTATTTGACTTATAGATTCAGCGACATATTTTTTAGTTACACCATCACTTTTTTTAAGAATACCATCAACTACACCGACTGTTATATTTGCAAATACTCCTAAGTCATATGGTTTTGGCATAGCCCAAAATGGTACTTCTTTATCTAAAACTATTTTTTTTTGTTCTGTAGATGCAGTAAAATCAATATTTGGTAATAAAAAATTTAATTGTTTTACTTGATCTGGAACCTGTGAATACTCTTCAAACTTAGAATTAAAAAAGTATAAACTAATTTCTGGTGCTACAACTGTTGCACCTATTAACGCAGCAGCTTTTTTAGGATCCTCTCTAAATAATCTACCAGTTCTATATAGTCCTTGTATACTAGCATTTAAAAACATAGTATTTCTACTTAAACCATTTAAAAATGCGTTTGATCCACGCATACCAAAATCAGTTGCAACTTCTCTACCTAGAAAAGATGCACCTATATTACTAAAACCTGCTAATTTAGCTAATTGATACTCTCCCATTCTAGTTCCATATTCTGCAGATTGCACTAATCTAGAATAAAATCTAGCACCACCACCAGCTTTTTTCAAACCTTTTTTTATAATATTACTATAATAGTTTTCTGCATCTCCTAAATTTTTTGAAGTTGTAGTAACACCTTTTCTAACTAATTCTTTTAAATTTTTTGGTGTAAATGCTTCTGTTTCTACTCTTGAAGAATACCCCATACCATTTATTAATGCCATTTTATAATTATGAGTTTGAAAAACAGCATCTTTAAAACCTTTACCTGTTGAATAAACTGGTATAAATTTTTTAGGACCTATACCAAATGCAGAGTTTACAGAACCTGCTAATGTATCTCTAATTAAGTTAAATGCTACAAATGGTGGTGAGTATGTTATAGCTCTTGATGCAAATCTAGCATATCTAGAAAATATACCAGCTGGCCCAAACCCATACATAACTTTATTTGCACCTTTTTCCCCAAGACCTTCAAAAACTTCTGCTAGATTAGGGTCAATTACTTCATACATTTCAGCTTTACCATTTCTATAAACTATATCAACAGTATCTGATGCTGCATCATCACTAGCTTTAAAAGTATTTGAAAAAGTTACTACGTCTAAACTATCTATATTACTTAATTGATCTTTTCTTCTTCTACCTACTTTTGGTATTATATCTTTATCAGGATCAAATTTTGCCCCAGATTTTTCATATGCTTTTGCAATTCTATCTACAGCAATATTTTCTATTCTAACTCTTCTATTAGGTGTTACTAATCTTACAACTTTATCAGCATTTACTTTACCTAACTTATCTCCTTTTTGTAACATATTATAAAAAGAAAGTTTAGCTCTATTTCTATCACCAGCTAGCACAGTTTGATAAGTATAAGTTAATAAATTTTTGTATAAATTAATATCACCTTCTTGTGCTTCTTTTGCTAATTTAACAGCACCTGGCCTAGCAATACCTAATATTTTTCTAGTTTGTCTACCCGCTGCTGTTAATAGTCCTACTTTTTCTGTTTCTCTAGTTAATGGTATAAAAAATGGATTTTCTTTTAATATTTTTTTAGCATCAGCTCTAGTTAATAATCCTGATTGTACTTGATATTCTAATAGTTCATCAGTAAATACTTTATATTTTGCAAGAGCATTTACAAAATTATTTTTTCTTGTTAAAGTTTTACCATATTTTTTTTTATATTTTGATGCACTTAACTCAGCAAAATCAATATATTCTTTTCTTTCTGCTTTATTTATAGGTAAAGTTTTTTCTAACTTAGATTTTCTTTTAACTATAAATTGTATTCTTTTAGATGCAATGTAATTTAAAAATTCATTAACTTCATTATCTTTATCTAGAGGTTCTAATATTTGATGTAGCCCAATACTTTTACCTTTTTTGTAACTAGCACTTTTTGCTATAGCACTAGGTGGTAAATACATACCGTCCATTATAAAATTATGTGCTCGAGTACCAGAGGAAGCTAACATCCTTAACTGAAAATAAGGTTGTAATATTGGATCTACTTTTTTCTTTGTAGTGGGATCTATAAATCCTTTTTTAGATGTATATATTTTTTTTAAATCAGTTACATCTCCTCTTACACCTGTAATTTCTTTTTGTAATACTTTTATAAAATCCCATTGATCTGCTAAATTAGTTCTAATTTGACTACCAACATTCATTTCACCATTAATAGCAGCATTTTTACCCTCTGATTGACCAGTATTATCAGGCTGTTTTTTAGAGTGTTTTTTTAATATATCACTATTTAATTTTGTATTTTTAGCTAATGTTAAATTAGCAACTTTATTAGTTAAATATCCACCAGCAACTGGGACAAAAAACCCTAAACCTCCAGCTGTAAGAGCCATAGTACCAGTTCTTACTGGATCTAATGTTTGCCTTAAATCTAATTCTTTTTCTACTAATTGATTAGCTATATCTATAGTGCCAAATCCTGCACCCTCTACAGCTGATATAGACGCAGAACCTTTTATTAAAGCATTTTTTTTAGCTTTAGCAGATAACTCTGCTAATCTTTCTGGGCTATCTACTACTTCTTTTGCTATTGTTTTTTTAGTTACACCTTTTTTTATTTGAGTTTTTATTGCCTCTTGTCCTACTTTTTTTAATGCTTGTCTCCCAACAATTCCACCAACAAATCCACCAAAAATATTTAAAGGATCTACTATTGCTACACCTAAATTTTTTGTAATACCATCTACAAAACCTCTACCACCCTCTTGATAAAAATTAGGTAATTCATCCCAATATCTAGTTAAATATGATAATCTAGCTCTTTGATCTTCAGTGATATTATTGCCTGTAACATATAAAAATTCCTCACCCATTTTATAAGTATTAGCTTGATTCCAAGTTCTATCACTAATAAATTCATCTATAGCTTCTTTATCATTTAGATTAACATCATCTCTATTTTTGTAATAATCTTTAGCTACTGATGCTAGTTGTTTATTTTCATATATATTATCAAATGTATATTTCAAAGAACCATCAGTATTAAACTGTATTGGTATTGCATTATTTATAGTAGGATTATTTACTATGTCCTCTTTTTTAGTATTATATTTTTTATCTCGTTCTAATAACTCTTCAAATGTAATACCAGTTGCAACTTTATTTTTTGCAACCTCATCATTAATACTAAAATCACCTAATGATAATTTTTCCATGTTATCTAGTTATATCTAATAAATATTGTCTCACATCTCCATTAATACCTGAAGCACTTACACCTATTGGAAAACTTAAAGCATAATATCTTTGTTCAGATTTTGAACCTAGCTGTGATAAATATTGTAATAATTCTACTTTTGATAAATTAAATTGCCCACTTGCTTGTGAAGGGACATCTCCTGGTTTTTTAACTTGTAATTCTTTGTAGTTATCTACATTATTCATTATATGACCCTGTGTTTGTCTATATAAGTTTTCACTACCTTTTTCTACGGCTGCACCTACATTAACTTTTTTTTGTGTTTCATTATAATAATTACTAGCTACATCGTTTGTTGCTTGTCTTAAGGCATTATACTCAACATCTTTAGTTCCTCTAAAATTAAATTTTGCATTACCTTGTGGGTCAAATGATATGACATTTTTAAAATCTCTAAAACTTGCGGCTACTCTAGCATATTCATTTTCAGGTATCTGCATTACTTCACCTTTTGGTATAAAATAATCAGATAATTGGCTGCTAGCAAAAGTATCAGATGGTGCTGGTGCTGTTGCCATATCTTCAGATTTCATCGGGCCTGGCTCTTTACCACCAACTAAACTTTCCATAGTATTAAATCCTAATCCACCTAATTCTTTTATACCTATTTGATCTAAAATAGGATTATATTTTTCTTCAAAACTTTTAACTCTAGTATTATATCTAGTATTATAATCTGTTTCAAATCTAAGATTTTTAAGAGCATCTGGATCTTTTAATTTATTCTCTTCTCTAAACTGATCAAACTTTTCCATAGCTTCTTTTGATGCTGTAAATCCATTTATATCTGCTAGCTCTGCAAGATTAGGATCTATAGCAGCTATTGAATCATAATTAGTTCTTCTTTCTTTTTCATTAGCGATAGCATCTGGCAGTATATTAGTATAAAAATTAGTACCAGCAGACTCTAATACTCTAGCTTTTAGTGCATCATTAGCTTCTGTGTTTCTTACTTTTGCTGTAATATATCCTGTTAATATATTCTGTGCTGGTCTAGCTGCTTTTTCTGCTATATTTCCTAACTTATCAAAAATACTCATTATTGCATCTCCTCCTTCTCTGGTTTAGCCATCAATCCTTTAGTATCTAATTTTTTAATATCTTTCTTAACACCCATTGCTGCTTTCTTAGCATCTTCATTATTTAATTTAGTTTTAACAATAGCTTGTATATCACTTTTATTAGTTATATCTTCCATAGACATTCTAATATTTTTAACACCAGCTTTCATACCCATAGTTGCAATCATTTTCATTACTGGCTCTGCGATTATAAAAGCCACATCGGGTGTCCATTTACCTTCCATAAATCCATTAAATATAATTATTCTACCTAATGCTTCTACAGGTATACCTGCATCAAGCATAGCTATCATTTGTTCTGCAAACTCTGGTCTGTGTAATCTATCCCATACAAAATCTGCAGCTTCAGATGTATCTGTATATAATGGTGGATGCTCCCAAGGATAATTACCTGGTGTGTCAGTTAAACCCTGACCAGGTATTGGTGCATCAAACGGATTATCTTGACCTTCTTTAAATTGATCCATACTTACCTCTATGATTTTCTGTTAAAATATCTCATATCGACAAGATATCTTTTTAATCTATAATTCCATTCTGCAGTTAATGTATCTGCATCTACAGTCTTAGCTGCACCTCTCATACTAGCTGTTCCAGATCTTCCAGGACTTCTAAATCCCATCATTGATGATCCTAAACTTGGAGGTGTAACTGATGTATCTAGTATTTGAAACTCACCATCGCCAGCTTTTTTAGTCATTAGACTATCAGCTATTCTCTCACCTATCATAGCACCTTTTGGTCCACCAATAGTATTACCTACCCAAACTGCTGCACCTTTAACTGCCCCTTTAACTAAATCTTTAATCATTTATCCTCCTATTTACCAGTTAATAAATCAAAACCAAACTTTCCTATCATCTGATACATAGCGTCTTTAGATGCTTTGTCCTGTAGATCTACAGCAGTTGATCTCTCTAGAGCTGCCATAGCTAAATTATGATTTCTATTTTCCATATTTTCTGAAGAAGTATTTACCCAAGATGCTTCATCTCTCCACTGTTGCCATAAAGATGATAATCCCCAATTAGACAGATTTAACAAATTTTGTGCATTAGTTTGATTAGCTGCATTTACAGCTGCTGTATTAGCAGTATTAACTGCTCTTCTCCAAACAACATTTGATTGATCTATTTCTCTTTGATTTGTTACATTAAATTGTCTTACAACCTGTTCTCTCTTAGCATTAGCTTCATTAACAGCTATTGTATTTTGTGCATTCAATGCATTAATTTTACTTTTTTCTGCCTCTGCAAATTTATTCATTGCATCAATTCTATTAGCATTTTGATCAGATATAGTTGCACTAAGTTTACCATAAAATTGATTTACTTGATTTTGACTTGTAGCATTAAATTGAAATGCAGCATTTGCAGCAGCTTGATCTGATAGTAAAAATGTTTGCCTTGTATTTATATTTTGTAAATTAGTTTGCTGCCTATTTGATAAATTAGACAGATCCATTTTAAGATATGCTTGTGCATTTGTAATAGCTGCCTGTTGATTGTTAGACAGGTTTTGAAATATCATCTGCTTATATGTAGCAGCATCTTGTGCCGCTATTGGTATAGCAGAGTTCATAATACCTTCAGCTAATGCTTCCGCTGCCATTGAACTTGCACTTAAACCTCTATTAGCCATTGCAGCTTCAGTAGCTTTTGCTGCACCTCTAGCCCATACTGGTAGGGGATTACCAGATGCTAATGCTGTTTGTACTTCTGTTTGTAAACTTTCTAATTGCCCTTTTACTGTAGCATCAGATGTAATATTTCCTGTAGCTGCAGTCATAGGTTGAGTAACTGTACCTGTTGCAGCAGTCATAGTTGGCACTTGACCAATAGCTTGTTGTGATGTATATTGAGCAGCACTTGCAGCAGTTGGTGCTGTTACTTGTGTTCCTGCTAATGTTCCTGGAGCAGCTATAGTAGGAGCAGCAGCTGTTGTAGGAATTGTAGAAGCAAGAGTTCCAGTAACACCAGCTGTACCCATAAGTTCAGTTGGTGCAACATTTTGTAATTGTGGTGATATAGTTGTACCCGTGGGTAAACTAGGTGTTCCTGCTGCTAAACTTTCTATTAGACTAACAGCTTTTGCACTACCTGTTTGCTCTGTTTGAGCAGTAGTAAGTGCACCTTTTTGTAATTGTACTTCGTCTGGTGTCGCCATTATCTCCCCTGTCGATTATATTTTTTTTGCATTCTTTTTTCTTGTTTGTTTAAATTTTTTTTGTGTCTTCTTGGTCTTTTTCTTGGTTTAGGTCTTGGTGTAAAATTTTTAAAATTAACACGAGCCATTATGGTTTAGTTGGAAATACAGCATCGTCACATTTAGCAACAGTATCTTTACCACTAGGTAAATCCCTTAACTCTTGTCTATATGTTTTCATGTCATCTGACATTGTTACATCAGATAAAGCATAGAAGTCAGTTGCAGCTAAAAGAGCATCTCTTTTAGATCTAAGACTAGCTTGTGCTCTAGCAAGAGCACCATCTGCCCATGCTTTCTCTTCAGCATCCCTAGCTGTTTCTTCTTCAGCTGTAAACTGTACTTTGTTTCCATTTATATTATGATATCTTGGCATTATTTCTCCTTAATTAATTCCGTATAAACAAATATCTCCAGCATCTATGTTGCCAGAACTCATTTTAAATTGAATAGCCGTAATTGCAGCTGTAGTATTAAAATATCCACCTATAAAACCATGCCAAGCTAACTCATCTCGATATGGTAAAATTGTTTCTGATATAAAATGTTTAACAAAAGTTGTACTACTTGGATTAAATAAATGTAAATATCCACAAGCAGCAGTATCATTATCATTTCCTATGTCATCAGTTAAATCTTGAAATCCTGTTCCTTGAGCAATGTCTTGTGTAGTTCTATATCCTATTCCAGCACCACTATCATTTTCATAATGATATGCTCTAAAAAGAGTAGTTGTTTTAGTTATATCGTAACTATGACTACTTGTGTCATCAGAGCCATTAAAAAGAAGATCAACATTATCTGTAGCTGGATGCATATTATTAAAAGTAAATATATATTCTTTATAAGTATTATCTAAAACAACTGAACTAGAACCATCAACAAAACTTAATGTACTAGAGCTAGAAGCTGTTAGCTTTTTAATAAATGTTATAGCACCACTACCAACGCTTCCAAAAGACGTTGCGTTCTTTACTGCATTATTATTTAATTTAACAATACTCATTAACTATCCTTTAGTCCATATAATTTAATTGTGCCAGAATCTATATTGCCACTAGACATTTTAAATTGAATGGCATCAACTGCTGAAGTCGTGTTCCCATAACCAGCAGTAAATTGATTTTGATTATAATCAATGCTTATATATGTATTAAAATCTGACACAAAATGTTTTACAAATGTTGTAGATGAGGGATTGAATAAATGTAAAGAACCACTTGAACATTCATCATTTTGATTACCTATTCCTGGTGTTATTATTTGAAAAGCTGTGCTTTGTGCTAAATCTCTACTAGTATCATAGGATAAAGCAGCATCACTGCCATCCTCTTTATGATATGCTCTAAAAGATGTAGATGTTTTAGTAACATTATAATTACTTCCACTATCAGCACTCATATTAAAACTAAATTCTACACCATCATTTGCTGGGTGAATATTTATAAACTTAAATAAATAAATAGGATATGTATTATCTAAAACAACATCTGAACTTCCATCTACAAATGACAATGTGGAGCTAGAACTAGCAG